TTGTAATTTAGCAGTTACAACAGGATTCTCACCCCAACAGTGCATATCAAGAGCTGTCTCAGAAAGAACAAATGTACCAGCATCTGATAAAGATGAACCTTGGTCTTGACCAGCAACACCTGCACTTACCTCACCAGCATCGGATAATTGGAAAACACCACCAGAGATTACTGCGTTAGCACCACTAATAGAGTCATCAGAACCGAACGCGTGGATAGCGTTAGGAAGAGCATCAATAGCATCAGTGTAGTTAAATGGTTGAGCACCTAAGGTCTTATAAAGGGTTTCACCACCTTCTAAGGAAGCACAGTAATCAACATTAGCATCTGGTTGTACAACCCATACTAATTCTTTACAAGGATGATTGAAGTTTAATTTGATTTTATTGGATGAAGAACCAACAGATTCATCACCAGTGAATTGTACTTGTTCGATTAAATATTCGTGTGGGTTTTGAGCCATCTTTCTTCTTTCATCAGTGTCTAAAAAGATATAGTCAACGTATAAAGAAGCAGCAACAAGAGATTGTTGGTAAGCACTTGAAACAGATGCACTACCGCTTGCAGAACTTAATTCGGATACAGCCCATAAACATTCACCAATAGGTCTGAAATCAATGTTGATTTTAACTTCATGATATTGAAGTGCAATTAATGGAAGAGCAAGTCCAGGGTTTCTACAATACCAGAACATTAAAGGAACGTAAAGAGTGGTTTCTGGAAGTGCGTTTCTTGGAGCACATACTTGGTTAGGAGCAGTAGCAGAAGCACAAGGACCGGATACATTAGCAAAATTAGGGTCAGTGATATAGGTTAATTGAGTAGTATTTCCAATCATTTTATGGTAACCACTTTGTTGTTCTTTTGAAAGAGTTAATTGATTCCAGATATGCATCCAGTCACCGTATTGACGGTCGATTCTTTGACCTCCAATTTCAATCTCTACTTGAGCAACTAATTGTTCACCGATAAAGTCTAACCAGCGTGCATATACATCACCAGAAGCATTCATTTCTTGGTTGATTTCAGGAAGAGTTACTTGTAAGTAAGTTCTGTAAGCAAGATCACCATTTCTACTGATGGTACATGTTACACGACGACCAAAATCAGCTTGTCCAGAGAAGGTTTGTTCAATGGATTCCATTGCAAAGTTGGTATGACGTCTATAAGAGACCTTCCAAAAAGTAATCTCAGGGGTTCCAGTAAGGAAAACATCTTGTGCGCCGTAGGCGACTAGTTGCATAAGACCACCAGCCATATTATTTTATATCATATAGAAAGATATTAATTTGGCAGAAAAGTATTTATTTTGTTTTTATACTTCTAATAGTGTTTTTTTCGATGAAAATACTTATGAATTCCCTAAATATATAAGACATATATAAGACATATAAGACATATATATCATACATATAAGACATATATATCATACATAGTACCCAGTATGTATGATTGACTACAAAATAAATGTATTATGAAATATGGCTTTCAACATTATAGCAATGAACCATTGTTATTTTCCAAAATAAACTCTTCTAAATAATGTTCTTGATAAACCTCTTTGTTATTTCCGTGTTTCTTTGTAAATACATATTTATTTGATTCCTTCTTTACAGTCCATCCATTATCTAACGTATTTGAAATAAATAATAATTTTTGATATTGTTTCTTGGTTATGTTTTCAAAATGTGCGGTTGTATCGTTCAATACAACTTCTTTTGTTGTGGGATTAATATTTGACATAATAAAAACACTATACAAATAGATTATAGTCTTTATACATACTTTTTACGCATGGGTGTTTACATTTTACACAATAACATATTTTTTGTCGGTATCATTTTGTATACTGTATAGTTTGTAATTATTATCCTAATACAGTTTATGTTGTGAAAGAAAATCCTTTATTTGTCTACATATAATTTTCATTTCATTTTCATCTACAAATGTTGATGTGTGATTACCTGGATTAACAATAAACATTTTATTCGTATCCTCTCTTTTTATAGATAAGTAATAATCATCTAAAGCCTTATCTATTGGTAACTTATCATCATCCGTATTAAGTAATGTGAGGACCGGTATTCTTAGGTTATTTTGTTTTATCCCAATATAAGGCATTTTATATCTCTCATTAAAATGGCTATTTATGAGGATACACCCTTTCACATTATTAATACTATTTGATTTATCCATTATACAATATAGCAATCCAAAAAAACCACCAAATGAATGTCCTATTATAATTGTATTATTTTCTAATTTTTGCGGTAAATATGGTAAATACGTTATATTAACAGTTATTCTTAATTCATTTTGTAAAGTCTCTAAAAATGGTTGATAAAACTCGTTATGTATTTGAGAACCATGTATAAACCCTATTTGTATTACTTGTTCTCGTCGATGACGTAATACACTATTAAAAAAACCATCATATTGTGGTATAATGATGCACATCAAGAATGTAATAAATACCTTATACAAAAGCTTGACGTTCATTTTTTACACACTATACATATTAGTATTTACACTATTTCTAAATATTTTTGTAGTTATTATTTGTATTTTTTACTGCGTTTTCATAGTGGTTTACATATTCAATTGAATACCATTTACACATTACATACGGTTTGAATCATATCATAAAGTTTAATTCATAAAAATGGTAATAAATATGACGTCTTTATTATTAAATATATATATTACAAAAATAATGAATGTAACTCAACGCATCATACATACAATTGACGAGAATCATACAAATATGTTAGAAAAATTTCAACAATATGAAACAGAAACAATACCTACATTAGAAAATGATAAAGAAACATTGAAAAATAAGTTACGCCATTTGCCGACATCAAATGTTGATACTATGATTCAATACAAAGACCAAATTAAGAGTATCCAACAAGAAATTATACGAATTAAAAGTGAGAAAAAGAAATATTACCTTGACAATTCTAAGTATATATTTGATTACTTTGAGCAGAAAAAAGATATTAATAACATTGAAAAACCAAGTCAACACGATGAAGCTATACAAACCTTTTTTAAGATAAAGACGACAACCTCAGACGAACACGATATTCACAATAATAAATATTTACAATCCAGGCAATATTATATAAAATACTGGAGAAATGTGCGCAATGATATCACTAATATAAAAGATTTTATTATTCATTCTGATATGTGTATGTATTGTAGGGAGGGGGAACTAATACCACAAGACGATGAGGGAATAATGATATGTAACAATGAAAAATGTAGTAAGTTTGTCACGTATATTGTAGATAGCGCTAAATCTAACAATAACGACCCGCCAAATGAAGTATCTTATACTGCGTATATACGATTAAACCATTTCAAAGAAATTTTGTCTCAGTTCCAAGCAAAAGAAACTACACAAATTCCGGATGAAGTTATGAGTGCAATTAAAGCACGTATTAAAAAGGAACGTATTCAAGACGTTTCTACATTAAACTATAACAAAATGCGTGATATTCTCCGAAAACTTGGACTGAACAAATACTTTGAGCATATCCAATATATTAATTCATTATTTGGTATCAAACCGCCGGTCATGAACGATGAACTACATGAAACCCTATGTGTATTGTTTATTGAAATACAAAAACCATGGGCTGTTCATTGCCCACCTAATCGCACCAATTTTTTTAATTACACATATACATTGTATCAATTGTGTAATTTGTTAGATCAAACACAATATTTACCCTACATACCTATGATGAAGGACCGTGAAAAACAATTGGAACAAGATATGATTTGGAAGAAAGTATGTCAGGATTTAGACTGGGAGTATTTCCCGACCGTATAAAATGCAAAAGATATGTAAATAGTATAGATATATATGTATATTCATTTGTATTATGTATGCTACAAATGAAGAATATCGTGCTGTGTTTCGCAATGTATGTGGGATGGATATATCCAACTATCCAACCCACTGTGATGACCCTACTATAGATATGGAAAGTCGTGATGAAATGATGTATGACGAACAAGCAGTTCAGCAATTCATGGACAATACATATGAGAAAACTCGCAACTCCCCATTATTTATGAGATTATATGAAAAAGCAGCGGGATTTATGTTATCAACTAACCCTGAAATTGGCATGACAGTTTTACTTGGATATGATTATTTAGATGTTTTTTTACATTGCCTTGAAAGTTTTATGAAAGAACCTGATATATTTGATGAAACCAATCCACAGTACCAAAGATTAGTAACGAAATTACACTATTAGTATTTAACATTTAATACGAAAAAAAATCTAAATATATACAAATAAACAATGTCTTCTACACGAAATAGAAATAATATGGCTGATTATAAAGAAGAAAGTAAAGCATATTTACACGCAATTGACCATATGACGTTACCTGACTCAACTGAAGCTGCTACTACTCATTTTGGGGGTAATGGTTTGTTGATGGGCCGTATAGCAAATCACAGTTTGTCTAAAAACGCTTGCGACATTGAGTCACAACTGTTTGGTATTGGTTCAACCAATTTGGTTACACCTATTGTACCTATTGAAAACAAGCCTAAAACGTTACAATCATTGAATATTATAGAACGTACCCCTTTAATCATTCCTGCTCCACTAAAAATCACATCCAATCAACGACCACATTCAATGAATTAGGCATAAACCCTTTGTTTTTGTGTCTTATTATGCGTAGATTGCTTAGTTGCATCTGCCTTTTTTTTATAACATTTAAAAGTGTGGTTATTCGATGGTTTGAATTTAGGTTGTCTGTTCCATTCTTCATCTGTGAGAAACATTAATTCTTGGTTTGGATCAGTCTGTACGGAACGTTCTGGTTCTGGTTCTGGTTCTGGTTCTGGTTCTGGTTCTGGTTCTGGTTCTGGTTCTGGTTCCTTCTCATATGAATTCA